TGCTTTTTTACCTATCATGGGCGGAATACAGCCGAGCATATTAGACGGATTCCAAACAGAGGAAAACAAAAGCAACGGATTTATTGACCGTATGCTATTTTCTTACCCAGAGTTAGAGGTAGAGGATTTCGTAGACGAGGAGATAACGCAGGATTTGCTCGAATGGTACGATACATTTATTATTAAATTTTACGAGTCTACTAAAAGAAATTTAAGACTAGGCGAGGGGAACGTAGTAGAGGCAGTAACCGCAGAGTTTACTCCAGAGGCTAAAATAGAATACAAGCGGATCCACAAAGAAATAACCTCGATGCAAAAGTCGGAGGATATAGCAGAGGCAAACAAATCTATGCTCCCTAAAATGAAAGCCTACGTCGCTAGATTTGCATTACTTATTAATACCCTAGAGTCTCAAAAAAATACAGATATACATAAAGACGAGGTCGAGAAATCTAGCGTTTTAAAAGCGGAGAAGTTAGCGCATTATTTTATAGATATGGCTAATAAAATAAAAATAGAGAGCGCCGAGCGCACTAAAATAAAATCTAGCTTTGATAATAAAAAAGATGCTTATACCAATTTTAAAAGTATCTATACAAAAAACCCCGACGTATCACAAAAAGATATTGCGGATATGCTAGGCAAATCTATACGAACAACTCAAAGATATATAACAAAATTTAACAAAGAGAAATGATAAAAACAGGTAGTGATTTTAGCGGAGTGGGTGCTTTTGACCAAGCTTTAAGAAAGCTAGGTATTAACTACCAGACTATATATGCTTGTGATTGGGATAAATACGCTAGGCAAACATATATCGAGAACTATGGGGATCCTGTGTATTTTCCTAAAGATGTTTATGAGAGAGAAATACCAAATGAAAGTTTAGATTTATATATGACATCGCCGCCTTGTCAAGCTTTTAGTTTAGCAGGCAGTCGTAAAGGCGAAGACGATAAACGAGGTATCTTGTTTTATAACTCGCATGAGTTTATACAAAAAAATAAACCTAGATATTTTATATTTGAAAATGTAAAGGGTTTATTGTCAGATGCAGACGGTCTAACTTTTAAAGTTTGGTTAGATATGTTAGGGGGTAAATCTGTAAACGGTAACCCAGTATTGTTTCCAAATGAAAAATCAACACCTTATCATATTTATTGGCAGGTGCTAAACGCAAAACATTACGGAGTGCCACAAAATAGAGAAAGGGTTTTTATTATTGGTATAAGAGACGACGCAGACAACACCTTTAGGTTTCCAAAAACACAACACCTAACAAAAAAACTAAAAGATGTTTTAGAGGATAATGTAGAAGATAAATATTTTTTAAGTGAAAAGATGTTAAAGCATTTAAAACACCACGATAGAAGTCAAAAACCAATTACAGAAAAAACAGATACAGTAAATTGTATTACTGCAAATTATGCAAAGCAATCAAGTGATTTACAATATTTAAAAATAAATTCTGCAACAAAAAAAGGTTATGAAATAGCAACCAATCAAGATAGTATAAATTTTAGTGTACTTAACTCTAAAACAAGGAGAGGTAGAGTTGGTAAAGGTGTAGCACAAACATTAGATACTGCGTGTAATCAAGGCGTTATAAGTACTACTAATATAAGACGTTTAACACCAAGAGAATGCTTTAGGCTAATGGATTTTCCAGAAGATTTTAAATGGTCAGTATCAGATACACAAGCATACAAACAAGCTGGAAACTCAATAGTAGTAAATGTACTTGCAGAAATAATAAACAAACTTAACCTATGATTAAAAAAGAATGGCTATTTATGGAAACACCAAAAGGGAAAGCATACCAGTTAGTAAAAGCATTTTATGTAGAAACAACAACAAGCAAAGAAGCAAAACAATGTGCTAAACTACATATAAGTATTATACTTGAAAACGAAATACTAAAACCACATAACAAGATAACATTAGAATACTATCAAGAAGTACTAAACGAAATAGAAAAGCTATGATACAATTAATTAAAGGAGATTGCTTAATTGAAAGCGACAAAATAGAAAGCGGAAGCGTTGATTTAATATTAACAGATTTACCTTATGGAACTATAAAGGGCTTAGGTAATAGTAGAGTTGCAAAAGAGAAAAAATATAATGTTTCTGAATGGGATGTTACTATTGATGCTCAGAAAATATTTAAAGTTGCAAACCGAATATTAAGAAAAAATGGTAAAATGATTTTAACAGCAAACCAACCATTTACAACTGAATTAATTAGTAATGCAATACCAAACCTACCACATAATTATAATATGTATTGGGATAAAATGCACTTTGCAAATTGTTTAATAGCAAATAAAGCACCCGTTAGTTATATTGAAGATATTTTAGTTTTTAGTAAGTTTTCAGGAATAATTGAAAAAAGCGACTACTCAAAACCACACCCATTAAGAGATTATTTTAATAAAGAACTTTTAAAAAGCGGCAAAACAACGAAAGAAATTATTGATTTAGTGGGGTGTTCTGCTTCTCATTATTTTACGAAAGGCAATCAATTTAGATTACCAACTAAAGAAAAATATACAATACTACAAACAACTGATTTTTTTAATAAGGATTTTAATGAATTAAATAAAATACACAATGATTTTAGAAAAGAAAGAAACATTGAAAGGGAGTGGTATTTAAAAAAACACAGCGAAAAATATCCAAGCACTTTTAATTTATGGGAAGGAAACAAAGTTAAAAGCAATATTCTAAAGTATAAAAAAGATTATGACGGACACCACCCAACACAAAAACCTGTATTGCTATTAGAAGATTTAATAAAGACTTTTAGCAATAAAAATGATTTAGTAGTCGATTTAACTATGGGTAGTGGTTCAACAGGTGTGGCAGCAAAGAATACAAACAGAAATTTTATAGGAATAGAACAAGACCAAAAATATTTTAACATAGCAGAACAAAGAATAAAAGAAACAGAATTTAAACTATTTTAATATGAGCAAGAAACTAATACAAAAGCTACAACAATTATTTGACAAATTACCAAAGGGTAAAGAAAGAAAAGCTATAAGAGAAAGACTGTTAAAATTAAAGTTAAATAAAAACGTTGAGTAAATACGTTATATAATTGAATAAACAAATTTATTTCAAATGGATAAAAGAAAAAATAACGGTGGTGCAAGAGATGGTGCTGGTAGACCAAAGAAAGCAGATGAACTTAAACTAATAGAAAAGTTAGATAACCTTATTGATAATGATGAGGTAATAAAAACACTTGGTAAACAAATACTAAAAGGTGATAGTCGTGCTATGTCATTGTACTTTGGTTACAGATATGGTAAACCTAAAGAAAGTGTAGATATAACATCAACAGATGGTTTCAATATTAACTTTAAGGATATTATTAAATTTAAGTGATAGAAGTAGATCCAAAGTATAAACCAATCCAAACATCAGATGCCAGGTATTATATTGTAACTGGTGGTAGGGGTTCTGGTAAATCGTATTCTATAAACTTACTATTGTTGTTACTCACTTTTGAAGCTGGGCATACAATTCTATTTACAAGGTTTACATTATCATCTGCTTACATTTCTATTATACCAGAGTTTATAGACAAGATAGAAACACTTAACCTACAAGATGCTTTCTATATAACAAAAGATGAAATACGAAATAAGCTATCTGGTAGCAAGATAATTTTTAAGGGTATCAAGACATCAAGTGGTGACCAAACGGCTAACCTAAAGTCTTTAACTAACGTTTCAACGTGGGTAATGGATGAAGCAGAAGAATTGCAAGATGAAAACATATTTGACAAAATAGATTTAAGTGTTAGAAACCTAAACCAAAAGAATAGGGTTATCTTAATTTTAAACCCAGTTACAAAAGAGCATTGGATATATAACCGTTTCTTTGAAGATAAAGGTGTACAAGCTGGCACAAACTCAACCAAAGGAAATACAACCTACATACACACAACTTATTTAGATAACGTAGAAAACCTATCTAAAAGTTATTTAGAGCAAATAGAAAACATCAAGAAAAGAAGACCAGAGAAATACAAGCACCAAATGCTTGGTGGATGGTTGGCAAAAGCAGAAGGTGTAATATTCAGTAACTGGCAAATAGGTGAGTTTAAAAAAGTAGGTGTAAGTGTGTTTGGTCAAGATTATGGTTTTGCATCAGATGAAAATACATTAGTAGAAACTAACATAGATACAAACAACAAGATAATCTATTTAAAGGAGTGCTTTTATCTCAAAGGTCTTACCACATCACAAATAGCTGAACTAAACCTTAAACACGCTAAAAATAGTCTTATAGTAGGTGATAGTGCTGAACCAAGACTACTGCACGAACTGAAAGCAAAAGGTTGCAATGTAGTCAAAGCAATAAAAGGTCAAGGTTCAATTACCTATGGTATAGCATTACTACAAGATTATGATTTGATTGTAGAAGAAAACAGTATAAACTTAATCAAAGAGTTAAACAACTATTCCTGGTTAGAGAAAAAGTCTAAAACACCACAAGATAAATTTAACCATATTATTGATGCAATCAGATATGCGATATCATATCAACTACAAAATCCAAACAGAGGTAATTACTTTATATCATAAAAGTTATTAAATTATTTGTTGGTATGTTATTTATTTGTATATTGCGGTATATTAATTTAACAAAACAGATATTATGACAACTACTAAAACACTTTACAAAGGACAAACTTACACAGTAACAATGAGAGGTAATGACTTCGCTTACGCTATTGACGCTAACGGGTATTATGTTACAGATTTAAAAACAATACAATCATTAATAATTAACTAAAAATAACGGGGGTGTA